GACATCAACATCAGGTGGCACAGATCATAAATTGTTTAGTGATAATCCTGCTGACTGTATTGAAGATTATCTAACCAATACAATCTATGGTAGAAGTATTCCAAGTTCATTGATTGATGCAACTTCTTTTACTACAGCTAGAAATATTTGCGACACCGAAGTAACAGTTGGTGATAAGACACAAAAAAAATATACCTGTAATGGTGTTCTCAATACTAATAACAAAGCTATTGATAACCTTGATAAATTGCTAACTTCTTGTAGAGGTTCATTGGTTTTTACAGGTGGTAAATATAAATTATTAATTGATGATACAGGTACAGCAGTACAAACATTCAACGAAGATAATATTGTTGGTGCTTTTGAATTGTCATTAGGTGGCAAGGAATATAAAACCAATAAAATTAGAGCAAACTTTTTTAACAAAAGTCGTGACATGCAAGGTGATTTTGCGATTGTCGAAAGTTCTATATTTAAAACGGAAGATAATGGTTTGACATTAGAAAGAGCAATAGAACTACCATTTACTGATCAAATGGAAAGGTCATTGATGATTGCCACGATGAATATGAAACAATCAAGGCAATCTTTAGTTCTGCAATTTACTAGCACCATAGAAGGTCTTAGAGCAGAAATAGGTGATGTTGTTTTTATATCTTTAAAAACTCTTGGCTTTGATACGCTTAATTCTAATCAAGGAAAAAAATTTAGAATTATGCGAATGGCTATAAAAAATAATGATGAAGTACAAATTACTGCTAGAGAATTTGATGCTGATGTTTATGATTTTGGTACGATTCAAGCTGAAGATACTGCACCAAATACTAATCTGCCTAATTTTTCTTTTGTGCCGAAACCAACAATAAGTACACCAACAGAAGAATTAATTACAATACCACCAACTTTATTCAACAGAGTTACTATTAATTGGACACAACCAAATAAATCAAATATTGAATCTTATGAAATAGGCATCAACAGATTAAATTCTGTCAGGTTTGAAAATAAACCAAGTTATGACTTTGAAGGCAGAAGCATAACTGAATCATTTACTGTAGATAAATTAGAAGCTGGTCAATATTTTGTTTCAATTAGAGCAAAAAACAGATTAGGAGTTTATTCTGATTTTGCTACAGAAATATTCGAGGTCAAAAACTTTAGTATTCTACCTGCGGTTAATGCACCTGCTATAACATCAGTTACCGAAGAATTATTTACTACTACACAAGGTTCAGGAGTAAAAGCCAAAGCAATACTTACTTACAGCGATTCATCTAATTCTGATTGGGAAGCATTAGGAGTAACCATAGATCATTATGATGTTGAATTTAAAAAATCCACCGAAGCATCTTTTCAAGGTGCAGGAACATCACAAGGAACTAATTTTGAATTTTTTGATATTGAACCTGCCCTTTATGAATTTAGAATAAGAGCAGTAAATACTGTTGGCGTTGCTTCAGAATTTGCATCTGCCACACAAAGAATAAATGGTTTGACTGCTATACCTTCTGATGTCAGCAATTTATTTCTAAGAGCAGATAGCAATACTGCAACTCTTAATTGGACACCAACAACTGATTTAGATGTCAAAATTGGTGGATTTTATGAGATAAGACATAATTCATTAACATCAGGTGCAGTTTGGCAACAATCTACACAAATAGGCGAAGCTGTATCAGGCATATCTAATCAAGCAGAAGTGCCATTATTAGTTGGTACTTATTTAATAAAAGCTGTTGATTCTCTTGGTATAAAATCTGCTAATGCTACAACAGTAGTCAACACAGTTACACCTGATTTATTTCAATCATTACAATTCTTAACAAGAACAGAAAATCCTTCTTTTGCTGGAAGTAAATCAAATCTTATTGTTGTAGATGAAAAATTAAAATTAGAAGCAGATACTTTATTTGATTCATTGGGATTAATTGACGAAGTTGGTTTGATTGATGCTGCTGGTGGTGTAGATTTATCAGGTACTTATGATTTTGCCAATGTTATAGATACAGGTATTGCTGCTGCTTCTTACCGATTAACTTCTGCATTTGCTTTTACGACTAATTCGACATCAGATTTTATTGACACTCGTTCAGGTAATATTGATAGTTATGAATCTTTTGACTTAAATACTTATGATGATGTTGAAGTTCAATTGCAAATAGCAACAACCAATGATGACCCTAGTGGCTCACCAACATTTAGTGATTTTCAAAACTTTAGAATCGGAAATTACTTTGGTCGTGCTTTTAAATTTAGATTGCAAGTAACATCAGGTGATGTAACTCACCAAGTTTATATCACATCTTTATCTGCAACTTTAGAAGCATTTCAAAAATTTGATACTCAACAATTGACATCAAGCACAAGTTCTTTAGGTGTTACCTTTGGTGAAGGCTTTTTAGTTACGCCAAAAATTGCTGTTACCGCACAAAATATGGCAAGTGGTGATTTTTATGAAATTTCAAGTGTGTCAAGCACAGGTTTTACAATTACTTTCAAGAACAGTAGTGGTACAATTGTCGCTAGAACATTTGACTATATAGCAAGAGGTTTTTGAATGGCTCAACATGATTACGATATAGCTAACCAATCAGGTGCAAACTTTAGAGCAGACTTAAATAATGCTTTAGATGCTATTGTATCTAATAACTCAGGTTCTAACGAACCATCAACAAAATTTGCTTACGAATGGTGGGTAGATACAACAAATGATTTATTAAAAATAAGAAATTCTGCAAACAACGCTTGGATTACTTTGCCTTTATCAATTACCGCAGATAATTCAACATCAGGTGCTTTGACAGTAAATGGTAATTTATCAACTACAGGTACTTTAGATGTAAATGGTGGTGAAGTAATTTTAGATGCTGATGCTGATACATCGATAACAGCAGATACAGACGATCAAATAGATTTTAAAACTGCTGGTACAGATAGAGTTGTTATAACTTCCACAGGAAGGTTTGGGATTGGTAATACAACACCTAGTCAGATTTTAAATGTTCAATCTGCAACTTTTCCTGTTGCAGAAATTTCATGCTTTAGTGATGCAAATCCGACTGATGGTTCAGCATTAGATTTAGTAGAAAAGCAACCTAGTTTTGCAAGTGCTTCTAATACCTTTGGTCAGACAGGTGTATATGGCTATAGAATAAAACTTAATGGGTCTGATAATACTTTACGAATCAAGTCAGGGGCGCAAACTACAGTAACCGATAGAATTGTTTTACAAAGAGATTCAGGTGCTGTGGGTATAGGAACTGTTAACGGAGATGTAACTTCAGATGGAGTATCTTCAAGGACTTATGTTGCTATAGTAGGGAGTGGTAATAGAGGTGTTTTAAATCTTGGAACAACCGCTTCTGCTGGTGCTGATGGCGGTAAATTAAGTTTTGTTAATGGTGCAAATGTTACAGGTGAAATAAGTTGTGACCCAGACTCAGGAAGTGCAACAAATGGTAATTTAGCATTCAACACAACAAATGTACAAAGAATGAAAATTACTTCAAGCGGTAGAATTTTAATAAATATTACAACAAATCCAGCAGTAGGTGGTGTAAGTACAGGTCATTTTACAGAAGCGTTATCATCTACAAATTGGATACAAGCCTTTAGAAACTCACAATCTACACCATTTGGTATATCAATAAAATATACCGCAACACCAAATGATTCAGGTAAAGCCTTTATATATTGTGAAGATGGTGCGCCAGCATCTAGGTTTGAAGTAAGGTCAGATGGCGGAATTAAAAATTATTCAGCAAACAATGTTAATTTATCAGATGAAAGAGAAAAGAAAAATATTGTTTCTGCTGATAATCAATTAGAAAATATAAAAAACTTAGTTATTAAATCTTTTCATTACAACGAAGATGATGATTCTGCTGATAAAAGATTGGGCGTTATTGCACAAGAAGTTGAAACTAATCTACCGCATCTTGTAGAACAATATTCTAATATTGGTGGAGAAGAAAGAAAAGGTGTGAAAGAGCAACAATTAATGTGGATGGCTATCAAAGCAATCCAAGAATTAGAAGCAAGAGTAAAAACATTAGAGGAATAGGATGGCAATAAATTATACTTGGGATTGTAAAACTGTAGATGTAAAAACCATTGATGGTAATGAGGACACAGTTTGTACTGTGCATTGGAGATTTATAGGTGAAGATAATGCAAAAAATGTAAAAGATAGAGAAGGTAATGATGTTCCAGCTAGAATAGAAATGTACGATCAAAAAAATTTAGATGTTTCTGATTTGTCAGATTTTATTGCTTTTAGAGATTTAACAAATGAACAAGTAACAAATTGGGTTAAAGATGCTATAGGAGAAGAAAAAATTGAAAAAATGAAAACTAACATCAGTAATCAAATTACTGAATTAGTTACACCATCATATGAAACAAAAACAATAGGAGAATAATATGTCAGATATACAAGTTAGAAACGATAATGGTGAGGTAGAAGAATACAACAAAGAAGATATGACCGATGAACAAAGAAGTTTGTTTGACGATCTTTTAGCCTTACAACAAAGATGTATTGAGATTGAACCAATGGCAAGAGAGTTTTCTGATAAGAAACAATTGGTTGATTTAAAATCAAAGTCTTTACTAGAAAGCCTTAGAGGTATAGGAAATGCCGAGAAAGAAAGCGACAGCGAAACCAAGACAATCGACTAAAAAGCCAACTGTTGAGCAGGTATCTAACTCTTTAGATAGACATGAAAGAGTTTGTGAACAGAAATGGAAAGAAAATTTTCGTAGATTGGATGCAATAGAATCAGATATTAATTTACAAAATACTAGATTGTGGCAAGTAGCTGGTATTGTTATCACGCTTTTAACGTCTTTAGTTATTAATGCTTTCTTCCTATGAAATGAACCTTGAGCAATATTATGTTGAAATCTCAATATTTCTAGCAAGTGTCTTAGGCGGTCTTGCTCTTAAAGATTATTCGGTATCTTTTATCAAAGGTCTTAAATTTAAACTAAACTCACAATTTAAAGAAGGCGATAAGGTCTTATTAGATGGCGAACAAGCCATGATAATTAAAATTGGCATGGGTACTACTGTCTTTGGTGTTTATGGTCGTGATGGCTACACATGGCGTTATATCAGCAATACCAAGATAGAATCCCTAAAATTAGAAAAAATAGTTGATAAAGACTTACATCAAGATTCTGCTTATGAAAAGCGACAAAAACTAAAAAACATATTAGAGGGCAAAGAAAATGATTGATAAATTTTTTAAACCAATAAGTGATTTAATCGGTAAAGCCATACCTGATAAAACTAAGCGTATGGAATTAGAAGCAAGTATCAAATCACAAATGATTGATCTGCAAAAATCACAAAATGAAATAAATCTTGCACAAGCAAAACATGGTTCTATCTTTGTTGC